ACGCATCTCTACGATAGAAGATGGACGAACCACCTTAGTACCGTAAACACAATCAGCTGTGAATAGGTCAGCTAGTTTCTCTTGCTTGTACTGAGTCTGAGTACGTACAGACTGTTGAGTAGCAAGAACGATACCATCTTTCTGGAACATAATTGCTTTCTCATCATTACCAGTACCTACGTTAGAAGATACATAAACATCTACACCGTAGATTTGACCAACCTTACCAGTGCGGATAGCGTTACCGTCACCGATGAACTGTTGCTCAGTGAAACGATCAGTAGCTAACAACGCTGTGTAGGCTGATGGAGAAACAATGATAGAACGACCATCCATAGGAACGTCATTATCATTCAAAGTCTCAATACCTTGTAGAATAGAAGTATCCCAGTTAGTGATTGAAGCGATGTCACCAGTACCGTTAGTACGCATATCAGTAATCAAGTCAGTATCAGTCTGCTTAGCTAGTGAGTAACCACCATCGTCAGTGTAGAACTTACGCATAGAGTTCAATGCTTGAAGCTCAGCGATATCCTCGATGTACATTGAGTACTCGTAGTGCTTGTCGATCACTACTGAGATATCAGCAGCAGTATCAACGATTGCAGTTACGTCAGAGTTAGCTACCTTAGCTGAAGCTGCGTTACGTGCTGGGTTAGGTAAGTGAATAGTATCACCTTTCTTACCGTTGTGGTTTAAGTTATTAACTAGGTTAGCGACAACCAAGTTAGATTTATAAGCTGCTACTACTTCATCAGACCAGATTTCTGGGATAAAGTTAGCACCTGTTGTTGTAGTCATATTTGCCATTTAATTACTCCTTATATTGTATTATAGCATTTCTTACTTAACCCTCCCTGCTGCATAAGCTGCATAGATTTCATCTTGCATAGACTCATACTGAGAAGGGTTCTCTATTTTCATACGGATCAAGTCTGCTCGTCTGAAAGACTTACCCGAATCACTTGAGCCAGCGGAGGTTCTCGATTCAGTCGTGCCAGCCTTTAGAGCTGCCTGTCTATCTGCTTCAGCTTGGGCTTCAACTTCTTGCGTCTTATTAATCATTGACCTATCTTTCCAGGTAGACAATAACTCATTAGCCGCATCGTAGTTGTATTCCTGATCAGCTGAAACAAATAGCTGTGTACGAATCGGTGATTCCTTGACCCAATCCTGAAACTTACTATCGGCAACTACCGAGGTGAAGTCAGGATGTGTTTGCTCCAAATGTGCCTGAGCACTAGCTTGAACTTGCTGTGCTTGGAACTGCTGGAACTCTCGGAACTTCGGATGATGCTCGATAGCCTTGTTAACTGCTAAGTTAGGGTCTTCGAAGAAATCTACTTCTTGTTCCTGTGGCACTTCTGCCTGTGGATTTTGCATTTCCTGATTAGTATTGATCTGCGCCTGTAAGAAACTATCCGATAACTTTCGTAACTCTCCAACTTCCTGAGCCTTTCGACCCATTTCCTTTTCGAGGTTCTGATAACTATCAATTATTTCTTCTGTACTTTTGCCAGCAAACTTGTCAGGTATAACATACTCAGCTGGACTGGATTCTACTGCTCCTGCTTCAGGTGCAACTTCTTCAGTTACTGCTGCTGTTGATACTACTGTCTCGTTTGTTGTTGACTCTTGTTCAACTGGCGCTGATGGTTCAGCGTCCACTACTATATTACTCATATTATTTTCTCCGCCCCGTAGGGTTATGAAGTTGAATTAAAATGGAGTTAGACTACAGGTCTAATTCTTCCATCGCTGCTTTCGTCATCTCTTCTAAGTTTATTACCTGTCGAAGAATTGACAGTTGACCTTTGAGAAACCAAAGATCACTTTCATTATCCACACTATCTAATTGATTGACTTGCTCTTCAAGATTCTTTAGTTCTGTAACTAAGTCTCTCCAACCATCTTGTTCAATTAAAGATAATCTATTGTGGTAAAACTGTTTATTGTCGTCTTGTGTCATACGCTTTAGCTGATGCTGTTGCATAGTTTAGTGCTGTCTCAGATTGTAGGTGTTCCATCTCTGGAAGGTTCCTGTAAGTTTCAGCGTGTACATTCTCTGTATCTGCTTGCATCTTCTCGATACCTGCTAGTTCCTTCTGTAGTTTGACTACTCTCTCTTGTACGTCTAACTCATTAGGTTGCTTAGCTCCAGCATCAGCTGCATTCTTCATAGCCTTAGTTTGTTCCTCTTGTGCTTCTGCTAGAGTCTTCTGGATATCAGCCTTCATCTGTTCCATCTCTAACTGATGATGTATCTGTTGCATCTGCTGTTGTTGAGGATTAGGTTGCATTCCTTGCATTAAGGCATTAACAATTTGGTCTCTATTATGCATACTAGAGTTCTGAAAGACTGCCAACAATAGAATATTGAAAGCAGGAGAGTCCTTCGGAATAGCCTGAAGCATTGAGACCATCTGTTGCATCTCTAGTTCTTTAGCCATAATACCCATAGTAGAGTAAGGTACGAACTTATAATCGACTACTGGATATCTATCCACATCGAATTGAATCTTTCTCCATACCGCTTTATTGATCATAGGTACTAAGAAAGTATTCTGGAAATTCATCAATGTACGCTTCTGTCTCTTGATTGCAGCTGACTGCATCATAGACATACCACCAGCTGTAGCTCTGTCAGGAGCACCTCCCATATCAGCTGAACCTGTACCCATCTGAATCATATTCTGTAGGGCTTGTGTCTGTTGAAATGTATGAGGGTCTGTCTGTCCTAAGTTAAGAGGCATAATAGCATTCTTAGGATCACCATTAGTTAAGACAGTCTTACCTGGACGTACTTCTAATTTTAGACCTCTAGGTAGACGAGTAGCATCTGCAGCAATCATTGGAGCAGTCGTTAGTGCTAGAGAGTCAATACGTGCTCTCATCTCTGCATCTAATGCTTTCTGAGGATTATATCCCTTCTCACATACTCCTCTTCCCCAGAACTTATTAGGTACTATATCGTGTTGATAAGCCACGAAAGGTCTATCTTCCATCATAAATGGATTAGCTTCTGCTCTTAAGATGTATTGATCGTTAGCAATAGTGATTACTGCTTCTACTAATTCATCTTCATCATATTCAAAATCATCTGTGTCCTTCTTTTTATTTAAGAACTTAGCTGGTGCCTTACCCCAGTATTCACAGATTTTAATCTGATCACCTGAATCTCTATTTATGTACTCAGGATCGAAGCCTAGCTTCACAACGTTCACATCTCCCTCTATGTCTACATCTCTATAGACACCCTTAGCCATCCCCTCGGATAAGACATAACGTGGCTTATATACCTCGTGAGCTACTCCTAGTGCCTCATTAATCGTAGTAGCTGCTGGGTCGATTAAGAACTCTTTAGGAGAGATAGCTGCTAGGCTGACATCTACTGAGATCTTCTCTTGTACTTGACGTGCTGTAGTTAATGTCCCTTCTACTGGAACTTCAGCTGGTACCTTCTCTATTCTCTCTTCTGTGATGATCTTAGCGATACCTGTACCATAGACTGCACTGTTGAGGAAGGTCTCACATATAGCATCCTTAGCTCCTGCGCCTTCTAAGTCTTCTTGTAGTAGGTTACGTATTCTCTCTACTTCTTGTTTATCTTTATCTAAGTAGTCATCCTTAATATCGAACCACTTACCTCTACCGAATGTAGCTTCTTCTAGTTCAGCTACTGAAGATTCAACTGCTTGTTGTAATGCAGGTGTGATTAATCTAGATTTCTCTGATTGACGAGTCTGTTCTTCAGGTGTCCAGATACCACGCCATAGACGATAATATTCATCCCACTTAGTTAAGTAGTTATTATCTCTATGGTTTCTCCACTCTTCTAGACGAGGCTGAAGCCAGCTTAGTAATGCTTGATAATCATTGTCGTTATTATAACTCATTATTTAGTATCCTGCAACTTCATCATATGGTTCCCAATCCTCTTCTAGTTCAATAGTGTGCATAAAGTCTGCCACACTGACCTGGTCTATGTAAGACAAGGCATCTATAATATCATCGTGAGTACCTTTAGTAGGGAACTCAACTAACTGTGTCTCTAAGTCTTTAATGTAACTAACATCAGGATTGAATGTAATCTTCCCGTGTTCTAGTCTACCTTGTAGAGACCAAGTAATTCTATCTACTTTCTTCTTACCACCGTGGGTCACATCTGTAATAGGTACCCACCTACCATTAATTCTCATCTCATCTTCTAGATAAGGTAATATAGCATTCTTCAATGCTCCTGCCTCAATACCTACAGTCGTGACTTCATTCTCAATAGCTGAAGATAAAATCTTCTTAGCGGTCTCTTTAATGGACCAACGACCGTGAAGTATAGATTTAACCCACCAATGATCACCATCGATCTTAACGATAGCAATCGCTGTTTCATCGAGCTTAGAACCTTTGAGACCTCTCTCCTTTTCAACTTTCTCGAAACCTGCAGGATCCACTGCCATAACATAGTTACCATTCTCAGGTTCTTCTTCACTAGTTTTAATCCAATCACTCTTAAATATACCTCCAGTAAATGATACAAAGGAGGCTTCAAACTCCTGACGGAAGGCTTGGGTAGACATAGTATCCCTAGCTACCTTAATCTCCTCAGGATCAATCAGAGGATTGTCTGTAGAGTTATATTGGAATGCCTCCCAATCTTCATTCTTATCACTATCAGCCTCTCGCCATAGATCATAGAAGTGATTCTTACCTGCAGGCGTACCGATGAATAATGCACCACCTTTAACATCTGCTAGTGTAGGACGTATAATCTGTTCCCACACTTCAACCTTCATAGAGGCATACTCATCTAGTACAACATAAGCCAATCCCACTCCCCTTAACGTGTCGGGGCGATCAGAACCTTTAAGAGAAATCTTCCTACCGTTTACTAAAGTCATAGTAGCAGTATTCTCGTGGGTAGACTCAATTAAGTCAGTACCTATGAGGAGCTCTTTGAGCATACCCCACATAATATCTTTAGCCTGCTGGAAGGTAGGACCAATATAGAATACATCCTTCTCTTCCGATTGTAGTGCCTTAATGATTAGAATCCAAGCTGCCAGTCTAGACTTACCGAAGCGTCTTCCCGCAGATACAACTTTAAATCTAGCCTCAGAATTAAATATCTCTAACTGTGCTGGATGAAGCTGGACATCAAGCGCTGCCAATTTCTATCACCTTAGATTCAATCTTAGCATCATCAATGATGACACCCTCTTCGTATTCTAGAGGTTCCTTCTCTTGCTCAGCTACTACCTTTTCTTCTAAGCCACCAATGTTGATTACTACATTGCCTTTATCATTACCAGACCTTAATTCTACTGCTTTAGTTGTAGGTAAGATTCTATCCATACACATCTTAAGACAAGTACGGTCACCTTCTAGTGCCATCTCTATGACCTTCTCTACAATCTCTGGTCCTTTGGTAGACATTAACTCTCTACTTAGGGCAGTATATTTATTGACACTACCCTTAGGTCTTCCCTTAGGATTCATAGCGTGACCCTTCTTCATCATAGGGTTACCCTTGTTTAATCTTCGTTTATCATCTGGTCTCATAGACACAAGCCTTTTATTATTGACATAAATAAAATGCCTAACTTAAGACTAACCTTAGCTCTATCTTAAAGTTACTACTAAGGTTAATGACTAAAAGTAATAACTATAATTGTTATAACATTAGGACTACAACCTTAGGTGTGAAACTTTACTGATACTATAAAGGTGATAATTAAAGAGTTGTCTGAGTGTTAGGCTCTTCAGGTGTTTCTTTAGTAGTAGAATAACTTACTAACTATACTAATATTATACCATACTTTTGACTAAAAGTCAATAGCTAAGGTGAAATAAAGTTATACACCACTGTATCTAGTGTCCCTTCCCGCAGATACTAAATGATAACCATTTCTATTACCATTATTAATAAATAATTAGATACCTCCCATATCCTCTCTGTTGTGTACTTGAGCTACTCACGCGAGAATCTTTTGTGTTCTGGGGTGCCCCTCCTATGGCGACACCTGAGAAAATCAAAAGGCAGTCAGCAGGTGACACACAGGACACAGAGGGATAATGTGAAAGAATGTGAACGTGAGTG